ACCGAGAATGAATGACGAAGATGTTGTTGGAGCAACCGCAAGAGTTGTTACATTTCTACGACCATATCCCTTGAGGAGTTCGGGTTCACCTAAAATATTCGCAAGTTCTTCGGTAGCTTTGTCGGCTCTTTCACGGATAGTTTTGAAGATGGAATTATTAAGCATCTTTGCTTGCATGGATTCAAATCCAATCATATTGGACTGAAGGTAGGAATGCCATCCAAGAACACCAAGACCCAATGCTCTTTGATTTTTTGCAAACTTATGAGGTGCTTCCATAAATTTTACACCTTCGGTCTTATTTACAAATTCTTCATTTACTGCATCAAGGAAATAAACCATTGTCTCAACTGCATCAGTTTCCTTAATCTCATCCCAATGAAGAAGATTAATTGAAGAAAGAACACAAACAAATGATTCATCAACGCCATTTGAAAGTTCAATTTCGGAACAATTGTGCGTGACTATTCCATTACAAATCCAATGATGTTCATCGGATTCAACAGTGCAGCAATATACATCCTCTTTACCAACATATTCGATAGAAGAAATCTTGTAAAATTTCTTTGTGTTGTCTCTATATTCTCTATCATCTATTGTGATGCTTTTTCTGCTTAAGAATCTTGTGTTTTTCTCAAAAACAAGTGCATCGTTTTTATTACTAATAATAAGTCTGTAACAGTCTTTAACATCATAATATTTGTTACCACCTTTACCGTCTGGTAGTAAAGTTTCACCAGCTTTTCTAATAACTCTAATAGAAGATTGCATTCCAAGATTAGCTAGAATTAATTGAATTTCTTTCAGAAATTCTTTATTGATGGATGCTAGTGCAATTTGTAAAGGATCACCGTGTGAATTTGATTTAAATACTGTACCATCTGCATAATAAAGACCTCTGATATATTGCCATTGTGTTTCTTCATCTGCTGACCAAATCCATTCTGGTACATATCCCTTTTCAAAATTAAGTGATTTTTTCAAAGCTCTTCCAGTTAATCTTTTTTTTGCGTCAGATCCTTCTTGTACCACACAATCATTAAATGTAGGTTTATCATAAATTCTTCTATTATGATTTGAAATTTGTGTTTTATATGTTTCACAAACATAATCATGATATGATTGAACTTCATCTAAAAGATCAAAATCATTTTCCCACAAATCAATCATAATCAAATCTTTATGTTGGGTTCCATCTGCTTGATATAAGCCAAGAAGAAATGCTTCTTTAGGCATATTTCTATTACCAAATATTCCTTTATTAGTTTGAATTGCAACAGAATCACCAATTTTTAAATCTTCACAGGCGACATCCTTTGTGATTATTACTTGGGGTTCGTTTGGTTTTTGTGTTCTTTTATCAAGAACAGAAACTTTATGGTAGGATGTAATGGTATGTGTCATACCATTTTCCAATGTAATTTTAAATACATCTGCATCTTTTTCTATAATCTTCATCGGAGAAGATTTAACAATTTTATTATTATCAAATAAGCTCAATTCTTCTCCGATTTCACAAAGTTCTTTTGCTGTTAAAATACCAAAATTAGAAGGAACTCTTTGATCTCCTGTTACGCAAAGATTTGAGTTGTTGATCTTTAATCCCTTGTCTTTGTAGACTTTAGGAGCATTGTTGTTTACGGTATCTGTGAACTGAATATAGGGATAACCAGTTTCAAATCTCTTCTTGATGATTGCTGCCCAAATCTTTCTCTTTGCCTTGTCTCCCTCTGTCATTTCCTGCATCCACTGATCGGTAATAGTAACGCCGATGCTCATGTTTTGAATAGGATGACCGATGGAACGAATCTGCAAGAACTCTTCAATGTCGGGATGTTCAACCGGAAGATATGCAGCAAATGATCCTCTACGAGCAGATCCTTGAGAAATCACATCAGCAACGGTGCTGAAAAGTTCCATGAAATGCACAGGACCACTAGACTCACCACCAGTGGAAATCTTTGCACCTCTCTCACGAAGATCACCAAAATAACCAGAAGTGCCTCCGCCCATTTTTGACATGGTTCCAACTTCAGCAACTTTGTTGAGAATGCTTTCCATGCGATCTTCACAATATGAACCGAAACAGGAAACCGGATAGCCTCTCTTGTTTCCAAAGTTTGTCCAAACGGGCGTACTCAACGAGTAGTAACCTCTGGAGACATAGTCTTCAAATTTGTCGGCAAAACCTTTGATTCCTAAAATCTTTTCCGCATTGTCTGCGATTTGTCTAACTCTTTGTTCTGGTGTGGTTCCTTCTTCAAGGTAACCACCCTCCAAGAACTTTCGGGAATCTTTGTTGAGCCAATAATATTTGTCGGAATTCTGCGTGTTGTTACTCATAAATTTGATATCTATATCTTAGCACATTGCGTTTGAATAGCAATCAAATTGTAGATTTATTTTTTCCTTATCGTTTAATGATTATCTTATATAGCATAATCACTATATTTTACAAACCTATATTAGGGAACTCTTTTTTTAGACCATCAAAAATCTGTTTAGCCATTGGTGTACCAATATTTTGCTGAGATATCTTTGAACCTGTTTTTTGAATTGGATCAAAAACATATCCTCTATCCGTAAGTTGCATATATTTTGACTTGATATCAGGAGCTAATTTATTATAATCAACACCACTTATAGTTTTGGTTATTTGTCCTCTATTATCAAATCCAATATAAATGCTTGTATAATTTCCGTGCTTTGAAGGGTTATATGTTTGATTAACATCTTGAACTTGTCCGTAAGCTTGTTCTAATAAAATTGTATCTTTGTTTCTCATATTTAATATTTACCAAAAAAAAAAACATTTTTATGAAATTTTTAATTTTTCTTTTCTTTTAGCCCAAGCTAGTTTCATCTTTTCTCTAGTTGATTCGTTGTGAGTTTTACCATACATACCATTATTTTCACCAGCATTGACTTTTTTGAATTTTTCTTTTGTTTCTTCAGAAACAGGATTTTTTTTATAGAATTCTATCATTCTAAGTCTTTGTTCTTCTTTTGTTTTTTCATTCCAATATCTTTTATTAAATTTTTTTATTTTTTCTCTTTGTTCATCAGAAATCCAAGGTAAACCTTTTTTTCTACGAGTTTCTACCATTTTCTTCCAAGATTCTTTACTTCTTTTCTTTAAGGCTTCTTTTTGTTTTTGTATAGTTTCTTTAGATTTTGGTTTTTTCATTTTATTCTTTGTAGCTTCGGATAAATTATAACCACCTTTGTTTACAAAGTTTTTACCACCATTATGTTGATTAAAAAACATAGGATGTTCAGCAGCATTTACTTTTATTAAGAATCTTGATTCATATGATAAAGCTTCTTCTGGTGTTTTAAAATGTTTTATTTTTAAAACTTCAAATGAATTTAGACCATCTTTCTTTATCAAATCTTTTATGATTTTTGAAGTAGTCTTATAACCAAATTCGGTCATTAGATTTGATGAATCTGCTGATGAATTTATTTTACAACCAGCATAATATTTTTTAGTTGGTTTATGTTTTATAATATAAAAATATGGTGTTGCCATATTTATACTTATACTACTCGACCTATAGAATATTAAAATAAGTCACTTTCATCAAATGATTGTGAATTTCTACTATACTCAACGGGTTTGTTTTGAAAAAAATCTTGCTTTCCGTTTCCTAAAAGTTGTTCATCAAACCAAATAGTTTTTTTGAGTTCTTCCTTATCAATATCAAAAATCTTTTTGAAACCGATTTCCTTGAGTGCTTCATTCATTCGATTCTTAATAAACTCCTTAAGAAGGGGAGAGTTCAAATTGTCGCTGACATAACCATTAACAATCCATTCGATGATTTTGCATTCGTGTTCAATGGCTTCTTTGGCTTCTGTTAGAATTTTATTTTCAAGCTCATCGTCAAAAAGTTCTGGATATTCTTTACGAATAACATTAACAATCTTCATACCAACCTTTGCATGAAGGTCTTCTTCTCTTGAAGTGTATTCAACTTGCTTGTTGGTATCTTTGAGAAGATTCTTGAACTTACCAAAATAGTTAATGGTATAGAACTGAGAAAACAGTGCAATGTTTTCAACAAACAATGTGAAAAGAATCAAC